TTAGAGAATAAAAAGCAGTTTGCTTGATTGTTGTATTGTAAAAGGCTTGCTGAGATAAACAGCAAGCTTTTTTGTTATTAGGATTAATGATAAAGAAGGGGTTAATAGCATTCACAAGTTAATTGTCTAGATGGCGCTACATCCATAATGTGTATTACGTGCAGTAAGCAGCTCATAGTGCCTAAAAAACGGTTTGAGGATGATGCTTGAATATATGTTTTTAGAAATTTTAGAATGAATTTTAAATAATGTGAAATTGATCACGGAAAATTAATATAAAATAAGAGATACTTAGCGAGTTAGTATCTTACCTTTTATTGGATAAATCTTAATAAAAAGGTTAACAATATTATATAACACTCCACAAAATATCTTATTTCCCATATGCAACTCATTGTGTTTGAGAGGTTGGCTCTAAATAGGGAGGGGCATCGATATGGATTTTTAGACATATGAGAGTTGTTTTTGGATAAAGTTACGAAATATAATCTTGATATAGAAAATAAAATAGGATGGTATGTATGGCCAGTATGTTAGACATAGAAGATTTTAATATTGATGAACAAAATGAATTAGAGAGTGAAGAATTAGAGCAAATTCCAAGAGCTGAGCGTAAGCTTAGAACTCAGCCATACGATAAATCGGTGATTGATTTGGTTGAAATGATTAAAAGAGGAGAAATATGTCTCAGACCTAATTTTCAGAGAATGGCTGTTTGGGATAATAAAAGAGCATCATTATTAATTGAGTCTATTTGGTTAAATATTCCGATACCGCAAATATTTGTGTCTGTTGAAGATGATGGAAAGTGGAATGTGATTGATGGACAACAACGATTGACCACCCTCTATAGATATTTAAATAATGAATTTAAACTTAGAGGATTGGAGGTGTTGCCAGAATTAAATAATAAATATTATAAGGATTTAGATGATAAACCTAAAAGATTATTACATGGTGGTAATATTCGGATTGTTGCTATTCATGAGGATTCTCATCCTGATATCAAGTTTGATGTTTTTATGAGGATTAATCAGGGAGCAGTTCAGTTAAATCCTCAAGAGCTAAGAAATTGTTTATACCGTGGGCCCTTAAATGATCAATTGCATGAGTTAGCAGGCAATAAATACTTTTTAGATATATTAAATTTAACCAAACCTCATAACAGATTTAAAGATGTAGAGTTAATTTTAAGAATTTTAGCAATGTTTGATGCATCTCACGAAAATTTCTCTAGCTATCCAAGTGTAATGAAGAAGTTTTTAAATAACTATATGAGAAATAATAGAAATGCAGATACTAATAAAAGAAATGAAATTTATTCACTATTTAACTCAAATATTGAAAAGGTTTATAATGTTTTTGGGAAGTCTGCATTTAAAAAATGGAATCCTAAAGAAGATAGTTTTGATAAGAATTTAAACCTTTCTTTAATGGATTGTTTAATGTTGGCATTTGAGGATTATTCTTTAAATAGCATTATAAATAAAAAATCTAAAATTTTAGAGGAATATAAGAAAGCATTCATTGAAAATGATGACAATAAAGTCTTTTTACAAGCTATCACAGAAGGAACATCTAAAAAATCTAAAATTATTGATAGAGTTGATTTCATGAAGAAACTGATGGAGAAAGTAATGTTATGAAGCTTTTTGCATCAATATATGATGAGAAAGAGTATTTTGATTCTATTGATTACTTATATAATTTAATTGAGGGAAAAAATACTGAATTTATAACCAATTTGATATTTATACAGTTAGTTATTTCTTTAGAGGTGTTTATTGAAAGGCTATCAAAACCACTAAAAAAAGAATATAAAAATTTTTGTATGAATACTCTACCGCCAAGAATAAAAATTGAACATTGTAAAGAAATTATAAAGTCTTTAAATGATAAATTATACTCAAGCATTGAAGCTCATAAAAAAGACTGTGAAACTTTATTCTTGGATTTAAGTAAAATTTGGTCAGATAAAAGTATAACTCATAAAGTAAAGTTAAATTTTGACCTTAAGTTCAGATCAGGGAAACATGGAGATGCAGAAATAATAAAGATATTTGAAAAACTAGGGATTAACAATATATTTAAAGAAATGAAAATTAAATATAAGTTCGCAAAACTTTTTGCATAAAGTTGTGATTTATTTTGCATAATACGAAAACACTTATGCAAAATAAATCACAGATTAAACCTAGATAAAAACGCCCTTTAAATCATCATTAAAAGGCGTTTAAATTTTATAAACCCTCAAATCATTTTGTATAAAAATTTTCATATTTTTTTTAAAACTATTTACTTTTATAAATTTGAGCCTTACAATAGGCTCATCTAAATGATGAGATGGCTACCGAGCCGCTAACTAATAAGCCTAAAGGAGGCGATTATGAAAAACTTAAATCAACAACTAAATCACTTATCCCCAGCATCAGATTGGATTACAACCAAATTGCAAGATGCATACGACCACTTAAACCAACAATTAAATATTGTAGTTGATGATAGTAACGTTTTTTTTGCAGTTGCAATGGCATACCAACAAGCCTGCGACCAAAAACCAGAAGTTGCTGACAAGATGCAACGTATAGCAAATTTAATTGTAAAACGCGCTAATCAAATTGAAAGAAAACATAAAGCTTTATTAGATAGATTAAGCCTTGACGACCTAGAACAATTAATCATTTCATAATTAATAATGCCCCGCCAATAGGCGGGGTTGGAGAATCCTATGAATTATAAAGAAATCATGTACACTGTAGGTCAACTAGTCCGCTGTGTTTATGGCGTTGATGTGCCAGTCAATGTACAAAATACGATTATTAGATTCCCAGCCAAAGGAATTGGCTTAATGAATCAACGTGGCGATATTATAAACACGACAAACCAAGACGAGGTTATGCGCCTGATGAATAAAATCCCAAGCGATTTAACCGACCCTAAAGATAAGATGGAGTTTGATGCTCAAGGTGCTTTTTGGTTAGGGTACTATCATTACGCAAAGATAACAGATGATGTAGCAAACTATGGTGCTAACGAGCTAACCGTAGTAGGTAATGCGCTATATGGAGACCAATGGCAAACTGCTTTATCAAGAGATCTTGAACTATCAAGCCCTAGACGGTTGAGAGCCTGGCTATCTGGAGAGCGCAAAATACCTACAGGGATTTGGTTTGATGTGGTTGAGCTTTTAAAAGAGCGCCACCTAAAAATAGGCGAGATAATAAAAAAAATGGCTTAAATTTAGGTATATAACAACGGCGGAATTATCCGCCGTTTATCTATTTTTGGAAAATTGCCGCTAACTGATTAGGACTAAACAGCCAGCCACTCTCGCCACCGAGAATCGCATTAAAGCACCACTCACTACAGAAAAACTTACTGCGTTTTTGTTTAATCCCGAGAACAATTCCGACCGCTCCCCACCAGTCATATTTTTTGCCAGAAGTGCGGTCAAAATAGGCTTTGATTTGCTCTTCGGTGACATTGTTGAGGGGGATTAAATCCCATTTGGTGCTATCGGACACATCAATCTGTTTGCAACGTACGCCGCCATCTTGTACCGATGAGGAGTAGCAGTCATATACTGTCGCATGCTCATAATGGTGTCCGTTAGTAAATTCAATGCGCTCTACCGCGATTTCACAATGCGAGTATTTCCCCTTAGTAAAAAATCGGGTAATGCGGTCGGCTATTGCTTTAACTGGCTCTTTGCGCCAGTCTCGTTTGTGTTTGTACATCGCCAAATAAACCTTAGCCATTTTGATATGCCTCCATCAAGTTATCCATTTGTTTGATAATGTCATCATGGATTGATTGCAGTTGCTCAAGCGTGAGATTAGGGACTTTGAGTTCATATTTGCGCATACGTTGGTTAGCCAACTCAACTTGCAACTTTTCCAATCCTGCTGCCTGTGTCAAAATCAGGTTTGCAGCGGTCTTATTATCTAGGTGCGCACGTTGCGCAAAGTCTGAGATATATCGACTACACTCACCTTCATAATTAGCAGATTTAAATGCTTCTGCCGCCGCTTGGCGCTCGCGATATTCGCTCTCAAATCGTGTCCAAGTGCTGTAGATTTTTGCCGCGTGCTCATCGATGTTAGCGATAAGTTGAGTTTGGGTGTCGGCTAAAAGTGCGGTTTGTTTTTCAGCGGAAATTTCCCATTGCAAAGTATCATGATTTAACTCGTGCGCCGCACTGGGTTGAGGGTCAATTAATACAGGGTAGCCTGTTTTATTGGCGATGATTTGTTTGCCTTGAGATTGCCCGTTAAGTAGCTCAATATATTTATCTTGGCTAATTTCTACCGCACCTTCTGGCACAAAACCACCGAATGCATCATCAAAAAATCCATCTTTGTAGTAGATTGTCATTATTGCCATCTCCCTATTGCTAAGAATTGCAAACGGCACGCTCCCTGGTTTGGATTGCTATGCTCGTAGTTATACCAATACAATGTTGTCCCTGTTGATTTTGTTAGGATGTTCACACCAACATCGTGACTATTTTCTATGGATGATGTTATATTCCCCCAAACTAACGGCTTGCCAACAAATGATACTGCCCACGTTAATTGTTTCGGTCCTGGTCCGCCAAGTCCGCTGTTCGCCCCATGGACATCGGTAAAATCAGCGAAATATGTTTGTATCATTGTGCCATCTGGATATTTTCGAATCTCAAAGTTGCCAATTTTTTGGTAGGTAAAGTCAGCATCAAGCAATATATTGCCATTCTTTCTTGGTAAGCTGGCGACATTTATATTTGAACCATTGCTTTCGCGGTAAATAAATGACAGCGCGCTGTTACTACCGTGAGGATTGCTTTCTATCCGAGTATATCGCCCAGAATTATTGTAAAAATCAATGCCACTCCAGTCACCTTGCTTAAATGACGTGTTTCCAGTAACAACTCCCCCTGTTTTCATAAATGCATTATTTAATGATGCACCTACTTTAGTTACTACATTTCCCTTAACCCATAATTTTGTTTCATCGATTGATGCATTAAATTCACTTGAGTTTGGTTTCCCACCTAAATGCAGTGTGCCGTTAGTATTGAAACCGATAACAGACACTTCATTTCCAATCACTGAGTCACCTCTTAACTCAATTTTCTTTACCCAATCATAATCATTTACTCGATATGTTGTACTTGAGCTGGTAATTATCAGCATCCCGATCATCGTATCGCCCGATTTTGACACGCGTCCATTTGCGTTATCATTCGCGGTCTTAACCGCGGCACTGGTTGCAACGGTATCTGAGCTATTGCTATTTACTGAAGAGGATTTTTTGCTGTTTGGGATAACATTGCCAAGTGAGCGTGTGTTGGAGTCAATAAGCTGTTTTAACTGATAGGCGGTTTTAGGTGTCAATGCTAAATCTTCACTTTGGCTATCGTAGCCAGTGTAGAGTTTGGTTTCACCTTTTTGAGTTAAACTTGCCGTCTTTCGGTTATCATCAATAATCTTAACAATCGCCTCATAAAGCTGCGTTTGCTTATTTTCTACGGGCTGGAACCCCGCTTTTTGCAACACACAATGAGCTTCCGCTTGTACATCGCGTACTCGGTCTTGCAAATTATTAAGCCACGTATCAGTTACTCGCGTGCCTTGCTCGCCTGTCGCTGGATTACCATTGTGAAAAAGGCCATCATTGGAATCAATTTGAGGCATTAAACTTTTCATATATTAAGATCCTGTTTGATAAGCAAAATAACAGTAAGTATGTGCAGGTTTTAAGTCTCGGAAGAACTCCTCAATAATCGGGTCACCAAATTCCACTAAATGATTACCCGCAAAGGAGGTGCCTGCGCGAAAATATACAATATTGTCATCCCCATTAAGCACCGATACTCGCCACATAAAAATCAAGTTGTCGCGAGCTTCATTACGAAATTGAGCCAAATCTCCCGTCGTTGGCAAATCATTCGCAAGGGGAGAAAACTCTTTAATTTCGATGCGATATCCAATACTTTCTGCAATCCGTTTAAAATAGGGAATGGATAAGCCCCCAATCGCATTTAACTTGGCAATGACACGTTTTACTCGTGCTTGATAGTTATTGCTATAATCTGTTTTTATGCCGCATAAACGTTCCCAATCGGACAACATCGTATTGGAGGTGGCAGGTTCAATAATTTGCAATAAATCCACCGCACTTTTTTGTAATCGGTCAAATACATGACCATCCACCTCACACTGCGCTAGAAAACGTTCACCATTAACATCATACGAAATAGGCGGATAAAGTTTTGCTAACACCTTTTTGTGGTCAGTTTGCATCATGCCATCTCCGTAACGGTGATTTGACCTAACCGAAACCATTCAATTTTTGTACGCACATCTGCTTTTAGATTAGTGATAGGTGTCGCAAACTTACGGTCAACCACACCTACCAAGTTATTCACCACCGCTTCACATTGCGACACAATCAAATCATCACCTGGGATGAGTGTGTTGAAATAATCCGTAAGTGCGGTTGAAATGGCCGCCTTAATTTCGGGTAACGTCACGCCACTGATTTTCACCTGAATATTAAAATTGACTTTTGTTACATCAGGTTTCACCACTTTGCTTTCTCGTGCGGTTACTGGGCGCACATCATCAATATATTCTTGGCAGCGACGTATTGTTTCATCGCTTGGCACATCGTTATTTGATGTAATCGCAATATCTACCGTACCAAGCCCACGACGCAACGGGTAAACATAAGCAGCATCCACGCCATCCACCGATAACGCCCATGTACGATAGTCATAACGATTACCCCCAGCAGGTGGTCGGCGAATAATCTCAAGCAAACGTTCGAGCAAAGACGCATCGCTTTCCGCATCCGTTGCACCAATTACATCATTTAGCACCACATCGGATTGCACGCCTAAAGGTGCCGCCATAAAGTTTGCTTTTGTCGCAGTTTTAATATTTTGGCTGACACCTGTCGCAAGACTTCGCACGGCAACAACGGCAGAACCACTTGCAGAAATCACCGCACTTTCGGTGGTTTCATAAAATCGGTTATCGTCTGTTTTAATTTGTAATCCAGCTTTAATCACTGTATCAGGGGTACCTGTCACTGTTGCGCCACGGCCACTCGCATAAGTTGCATTACGACGGCGAATACCTCGCAAGCCAGCATGTTTTTCAAGAAAATCCGTGTCGGCAGTATCCGGGAAGAATTGTTTAATAATCCATTTTTGATGGGCATAAATACCTTCCGCTACGGCAGCAAGGCTACTGGCACGTGCATAATAGTCACTATCTATGCTCACATCAGCACTCGGTTCTAATGACTGCACATCACGCAAGATAGTTTGGCGAATATCATCTAAACTTGGCACAATAAACATGGTTTAAACCCTTTTTAAATAACTTTTACCGGGTGTTTAAATTGATAGGTTTCACCTCGGTTATCTAGAATGGATATATCTAAAATTAATAATCCGTTGTGGGGTTGTGTATAAGCCACAATGATTTCGTCTGCACGTCCATCATCAATCAACGGTTGTAAGGCTTCTTCTGCATATTGTTGAGCAAGTGGCCCAACATGTCGCAAATCCTTTTCTTTCGGGATAGTATGGAGCAAAGAGCCTACACGCCCATCTGCCCACCAGGTGCCTAAGGGTGTGGTTAGTCTGATATACACAGCATTTTGCAGTGTACTGATTTGCTTACTTGTGTAGTCGCCGGTAAGCGGGCTGATCTCTCTGTCCATAGTGACAGGATAAGGGATTTAGAGAAAAGAAAAGAGGTGACTGACTTCAGCACCTCCTTTTAGCATTTTTATTTAGGTTTACCTGTTTCACCACCGCTATCACCAGGATGATTGTGATTACGCAATGATATAACACCGGCTTTCACATCTCCGTCTGTAGTAAAACCTCCGCCTTGTTGTTTCACGTTGCCGGTAAAACTCGCACCACTGCCGCCTTTCACCGCCATACCGCCATTTCCGTTAATTTGACCTTGAGCAGTAAAGACCTGATCTGTTTCAACCAGTGGACTTGATATATCCACTTTTGTTGCCGCTTTAATCTTTAACACATCACAATCAATCTCAATTAACCGCCCCTTTTTTAACACAATACTAGAGCCACTTTCATCATAAACAGCGACTTCGCCACCTTGCAGATTTTTAACGCGGAAAGAACCGTTCTCAGTCGCAATCACAATGCCGTGGCTAGTTTGCCCGCCAATAGGGATAATTACTGCTTGAGTATCTGCAGGTGGCACCGAAGTAAACCCAAATTGTTGCATCATCTCTACATCCTGAAGTGTTTCGTCTGACAATCCAGATGCTTGCACTTTCTGAATGTTATCTGCACTTTTCACTAAATGCAGCACACCGCGAAAGGCTTGACGGATTTCGCCCACCGCACCTTGCGCCTTTTGTTGAATAGCTTGGCTTAATCGTCTCATTTCGTCCAACCACCTTGTCCATTTGATGCCCAAAGTTCACCATTATTCTTTTTCTTCTTACCTTTTTTACCTTTACGTTTACGTGCTTTTTCTGCTTTTGCACTATAAGCGTCTGGTGTCCAAATACCGTCTTGCTTAAACCGCAGCTCGGTTTGCGTACCGCCTTGACGGCTTAACATGAAACGACGCCCCATTAAGAAGAAGATTGCATCAATATCATATTCTTCACAGATAACATGCACCCGCTGACCAGGTTGCCACAATGTGCCATCTTGCATTTTATGGTCAGGCACAATAATCGTTAAGGTAAACCCTTCAAGTATGCTGTCGGCGATGTATTTCTTTGCCCATTTTTGCAACGCTTCAAGGTTATCAACATCAGATACCACTACGGTTTTAGGTTTATAGGTAGTCATCTCTGAATCTTTATAAACCCATTTTAGATCGTTTTTGTTATCTTGCCCTTGCTTGCCGTGACTTTGAGCTAAAAAGGTTATCTCACTAAACCGATTTGATACATCAAAGCTTAAATCAGCCTGCTCAAAGTTATTTTGACTACCGTCTTTCATACAGCATAGCGTTGCAACAGGTGGCGTGCTGTAATCCGCACCGCCTACAATCAGCACGCCATTTGGCTCAAACCACAAGTGCAAGCCAGCAGAATTAGCACAACGCATGGCAGCATTCCACGCAGTTTCGCCAACATCAATATCGACCTTATCTAACAATGGATTGTTTTCTGCTTTAAGTTGCACCTGTTTAATCCCTAACGGTTCTACAATCTTTTTTACTGCATCCAATACAGTTAACCCCTTCACGTTCATAATAGGTGCGGAGCAGTCAACAAGTACACTGGCTTTATCTCTACCATTTAGTCGATAGGTTCGATTTGTTTTACTAATACCATGCTGCACGGTATCCACAATACCTGTCATGACTAACGTATCATTAATACGTACTTTCACTTCTGCCCCAGAGTAATCCGGCAATACAGTACTGTCTGACGGCACACCAATATCAAACGCAAAGGCATCTGCAGGGATTAAAAAATCACTGTCAATGTCATAGTTTTTCCAACTATTATGGGACTTACCGTCAATCTCAACGACAACGTCATTTTCGTAAGGATAATTATCTGACATAACTATTTAACACCTCACCTTGTTCAATATAATTTGGATAACGTATCTGTGGATTTAAACGCAATAACTCATCCGCACGTTTATAATCACCATAAAAAGCATGGGCGATTTGTTGCACTGTCCCGGTCATGGGTGCAGCTCGAATAATTAAAGGTGGCTTGCGGTTAATCGCATTAATCGCAAGTTGAGTGAACTGATGAGCGTGTTGTTTAAGTTGTTCCATGGTGTGGTGTGCGGTGGTGTAAAGTCCAGTATTAGGCTTACCAGCGCTATTTACGGCCTGTTGTTCTTCTGCAATTTGTTGGCGTAGCAATGCCAAATTCTCTAAAATTTCCGACCGCACTTTCGTGGTAATGTAGTCCACATCTTGCGGCAACAAAGCGTCATCTTCAATTAATTCTGTCGCAGATTTAAGCAAAACACCCGCACTAACTAATTGCATAAACAATGACACCGCATGCATATCGGTATTTGTTAATGTTGATGGTAACGATTTTATAACAGCCTGTTGGCTGGCTGATTTAATATTTTTACCTGTTACCAAATCAGAGGGGATCTGTTTAATTTGTTTTAAGGTACGCAACATTTCATCAAACTTAGCACGAGTGATTAAATCTCGTCGATTGATAATCTGTGAGAGTCCCGTTTCCAACATAGCCGCTAAATGACGAGCCGAATTTAAGCTTTTCACTTTAAAATCTGTAGAGGACACAGTATTAGAGATAGGATATTTCTTCTTATCTAAATCAAACAAACTTCTAACTTGCTCAAAACAACCAAATAATGCACCGAAACTGCCCAATAAACGCGACTTAATATTGGCAGCAAATGACACAACCTCCATAAACTCACCATACAATGCCAACACATCATCAACAAAATCTTCAAGTTGCGTAAGTAGTGCATCAAGACGAGCAAGAAATGCACTTTCAAACACAAAAATCGGCTCTGCAGGGGTGCTTTCGGTAAAGGTTAAATCAATGGCTACATAGTCAATCATGTCCGCTTCATGATGGAACAATGCCGACGTACAAATCATATTTTGCAATCGTCCGCGAATAGGGTGGACTAATACATCCGCCCCTTGTTTTCCCAGCACACTTAAGAATTTTTTGAAATCAGTATAATAACCTTCACCATAAAACACGGCTTGCAAACGTACGGTCAACGGATTTAATCCTAAATCTTCTACATCCGCACCGTTCACAAAAGGATAGGCGTGTTCGATTGTAGCGCGAGTGATCTCATCATCAACCGACATCACTTCAAATCGCACACCACGATAGCTAGCACGTTGTAATGGCGCCGTCCAACCTTTCATCTATTACCCCCGTTTTAAATCTTGATATTGATACTGAGACGTTTGTTCAGCCACAATCCGCCCATCTAAATCTACTTTAATTTCATTTTGAATGGTGAAATTCTGACTTTCCACCGCGGTTTTCAAGCCGTCGCTGATTGTTTTACCAAACTGCTGAAAGTCTGCTTGATAATTTGCTAAACCCGATAAATTACCGAGCGTTTGACTCAGTGTTGAGTTGGTATCGTTAGCAGTAATGGCTAACCCAGAATAGCCTTGCCCACGATTATTCATGTTGGCAATTTTTGCAGCACTTTGTGATGTTCTTGCATCATATTCGGATTGTGTAAGCGTGCCACGTGCTAAACGCTCCTTCGCGACCTCATCTTTACGTGCGATTTCAGCCACTTCACCCGCACGGCCTGCCATTCCCCATACAGAATTTTTGTTATAACCAAACCCTTGAGGTGCATAATGGCTTGTTGTTGATTTATTGCCACCGTAAGCCTTCGCGTAGAATTGGTTTTCAAGTTGTTTTTCTTGTGGTGTTTTGGCTTCGGCTTTTTCTTCGGCAATAGCCTCGGCAGTTGTGCGATGATCAGCCGCAAGCATTAAACCAGTAAATGCTAAAC